GAAATATTAGCAATAATCCATTGATAGTTTTCTGTACCAATAGAACCGAATCTAGCACCAGCACCTGGAGCTTCAATTTCTAAACGAAAACCACCAGTATCAGTTTTACTCTTAATACGACCTTGTAGATAATTTTTCTCTACAATCTTTTTTGCTTTCTCATCATATAAGTCAACTGCAAAATGAATCTTCACATCAAGATTGGTTGAACCAAATTCAACTTTAACAAATCTTGCAGTCTTAGTGATGGTAGAACCAACAGCATTTTCTTCTGAGATATGAACTTCACCACTTGGTGCCTTCAATGAAACTGGATACAAGTCTTTTGATTTATAGAGTGCATATACTGTACTGTTTAAATCACCTACTGCACCCGCTTGATATGGTGTTGGTGCATTTGCCATTTGTCTTGCCTTCTGCAACAATGGTTTAATCTTTGTTTTGCCTTGTGCAGAAAATATCCACACATCACCTGGATTCCATTTATCTTTATCTACTGCTCTTGAGAAGCCGTATTTTGATTTTACTTTTTCAGCAAGAATCGTAAATACTTCTTGTGGATTTAATTCAGAAGGCATTTCATCTGCCCGCATCGCTTCGTAATTCTTACCATTTCCTGGTTGAATATCTTTCATAAACTTGTTCATTTGTTTAACAAGTCTTTCGTGCCATTTGTTAACAACTAAAAATGGAATTGATAAATGCAATCTCGATAAAAAGGCCTTATCACTATTTTGTGTTCCAACATAACTAGATAGACCTTCTTTTTTACACCATGCTTCTAAACTTCTCTTATCAGTAATTGTTTTCCAAACTTGTGGAGAATACTTAGATAACTTATTTTCCATCTCTAAAGCAAAATAATAACAGAAAAATGCTTCAGATAATACTTCAACATCTTTGTTTGCAACCGTACCAGCGGCTTCACCACCTTCATCTTTTTTAGTTGGTTGACCACCAAAATCAGGATCTTTAATTATATACTTTAATCCAATTGTGAATGTCTTTGTTTGGCCGGGTAAAACAGCAACAAGTTCTTGTTTACTTTTTTCCCATTTTTTACCAATCACTAATGTTGTTGAACCCTTTGGGTCAGTCAACATGAATGGCGATTTGGCTTTGATTTTTAAATCAAAAATGATGTTTCTAGGCTTACCCTTAAAAGGACCGGATCCAGCAGTTTTAGAAATATCTGAGGGTGTCATTATAATTCCGTTATGTAATTCTTATATTTATCCGAAGAAACTGTCTAAGGCACCAGTATTCATATAGTCATTTACAAGATTAAATTCACGGTTTTTCTTACTGAAACACCAGATTGGTTCAATATAAATCTTATGCATAAATTCATCAAGGTTTTCAACATTCTTTGGCCTTTGCATAATTCTCATACCCATCTGGCCACAGAAGGTTGCACCTCTTTCAGTAAGATTATCAATCAAATCATCACTTGCATAGTATCTCTTTGTTTTAATCTTTGGATCCATGATGTTAACGAATTGATAACCATTGTCACTCAAAGAATCAAATGTCTTTTGATTTACAGGCAGATAGAAACCATTCCGCCATTCTTCATAAGTTGTATATCTTGCCCAGGATTGTTCATTTGAATGTTTGCCTGTTGTGTTATACTTCTCTGTTGCGAAATAAGGCGGTGAAGTAAATGCACAATCAATTTTTGGCAAAATAGAATAATCAAAGTCTTCTGCTGGGCATCTATGAATCTCGACTCTTTTGACACCTTCAACAATGAAGTGTTTATCATCTTTTACAGTTCGTGGTCGACCACCTAAGAATCGTTCATAAACTAAACATTGTTCATAATACTTTTCAAATGTCTGGTCATTAGGGTCTGTGCCATAATACTCATCGGCATCTGAAGAATAGAAACCAGCTAATCTATCACCCCAACCACAAGATGAATCAAATACAGTTTTTGCATTTGTAATCTGATACAGAAACTTTGCGACTTGTGGTTTAAATTGTGTCGCAATATAGGCACTCAATCTGAATGAAGAGATATAGGAACTAACTGATAATTCTTTGTTGCCCAATCTCCACAATGCAAGAAATACACTTCTCAGATTATCGTTGTTGTTCCATCGGTAAATAGGAGACTTGTAACCCCATGCATCGCAATTGTATCGCAACTCTTGATGGAAGTAATTACTCACATTGTTAAATTGTGAACCCATTTGAATGACACCAAGACCATGAGTAGCATATTTTCTACCATAGTCTTCAAACTTCTCTAGCACTAAATCTTTCACTTCGTCATGTTGCTGAAATGTTGTCTTTAAATCAGACAATGACAAATCCCAAAAAGACTTCTGCATATCTGCAAAAGATATATCTCTTAATGGGCAAGGTGGTTTTGTTTTTACAATGATATCAATCAAGGCAGCAACAATGGTCTCTTTATCAAACTGTGCATTGATATCAGACCATTGTTGTTCATTCAGAATTGGAACACCATTCTGATTACGACTATCAAGTAAGTATTGATTTAGATTCATTCAAAGTCAAAGGAAGATTGCATCATCAAAGTGTGTTTACCCATTTCAAATAGGCCAACACCACCAAGTAAATCTCTGCAACATGTTGTAATCACAACTTCTCCACCAACATCTAAAGATGAAATAGCAAATTCTACAATCTCACCATCAACAACCATTTTACGAAAACTATCTACGATTTCAAGCAAATCTTTTTGATAATCTTCTTTTTTGTTTTGTTCTTTAGTAATTAAACTAAGCACTTTTTTGTCTGTCATACTTTCATCCCCTCAAAGTTCTTTTTAAATTTATTATCTCTGTTACCGAAAGTGTTTAATGGTTTATCTTCTCGCCCAGCATCTACAATATCAGCCTGTGCGGATGATTCTGCATCATACAATCTCATCTTTGCACGATCAATACCTAAAACAAATCTCTTGTAATCATTTGGATCACCATAACGATTCTTCAACTGTTTAACAAGAATCTGACCCAATGCTTCAAGTTCTTCATTGCTCACTAACGCAAACATAAAGTCTGCCGTTGCAGGTAAACCAAACGATTCACTTGTATCTTCTAATCCCGGATCCGATGACGAAAAGCCAGACCTTGTTGTTTGTGTTGCGCTCACAATCGGCAAAGCATTTTCTACTGCAAGACCTCGCAACTCTTCTGCGATAGATTTGATGTATGAATAACTGTTTACATTTGCACCAGGCTTAATTCTCGCAGAACAACAGATATTAAGATAATCGATAAAGATGATATCAGGCTTAAAATTCTTCTTAATTGCCAAGTCATTCAACAATGCACGGAAGTGTAGAACACTAGCACTTGCAGTTGGATATTCTTTGATGATTAGTTTACCATGGGTCTTACTTTTTAATGCAGAAAACTTTTTTTCATAGTCTTCTTTACTGAGTGTGTGCAACTCATTCAAATCTATATTTAGCAAATTTGCATCGATTCTTTCAGCAATCTTTTCTTCTGCCATTTCCATTGTGATGTACAGAACATTGTGGCCTTGTGATAGACAACCAGATGCCACATGACACATGAACAAAGATTTACCAACACCAGTGTTGTGTGAACTTACTCCATTGGTATAATATCTATGATTTTCATGTTCCACCTGTATATCAACAATAGGTATTGTTTTACCTGTTTTAACAACACTACCTGATAAGAAACCTACATCTGTTAAAAAATTGGTATGTAGGTTTAATAGGTCTTTGGCATATTTCCACCCATTCTCGGTTTCAAATAAATGATTCTCGTTGACCTTAACCTTTCGGTCATCGGATAATGTTAAAATATATTCCACCCACTCACCTTTATCTACAAACAGAGAAACCGGAACAAATCCATCAGGTGAATCTACTTCCACATCATAACCATCATTCAAAAGTTTTTCTATTTCAGAAATATTTACAGATTTTTCTTCAAAATTGGATATTCGTTTACGAAAACGAATTTTAACTTTAGTGTCCGGATGAACACAACCTGCAAGGGCAATATTCAGAGTTTTGATTGGTAGACCACCTTTTGTAATCTTGTTAAAAAGGTCAAGGTCAAATCTAATGCGAGATTCTACTCTGTGATATGCTTCATATCGAGCATCAGAATCATTGATGTAATCGTGGCCAACAGTATTGTCGAATGAAACACCAAGTGCATCACTCAATAACTGTGGGATTTCACCCTTAGATTTGTTGTGGGATTTGTTGTCAAGAATACCAACAGACTCCATGATTGCATTATAAATTGCCCGATCTTGACAAAACTTCTCAGTCTGATCAATCAACCACGAAGTCTCAGTTGGTTCTTCTTTTGCTTGATTTAATTCATTAAGTAGTTCAATTGCACCTTTCACCACATCTTCTGATACATCTTTCTTCTCGGTAAAATTAATTACAAGGGCTTCATGTGTTGGAGGATTCTTGTAGTGATTAGTGAAATCAAATACTTCTTTGAACACTGTCTTCTCTATGTTATCAGAGAAATAATCTGAACGAATAAATGGCAATACTTTTCTTGAGTATTCCTCGTTATAAATTAAATTCTTCAGAATTGTCTGTTCCAACCTGTTCATTTTTTTGCGCCGTTAATATTGAAGTGAGTACATCACCCATGATTGTATGCAAGTTTTCATCTTTTGTCAACACATCTATGTCGTGTTCACCAGGATTAATAATTGTATACCCAAATTGTAACCTTGCAAATTCACCCTCTTCAACAACTTTTGCCTTGTGGTAATGATAAAGGACATTTTCATATCCTTTCATCACCAAAGCAATACCTGTTAATTTGGCATCGTCAAGATCCAAATCCACATAATGAAAATCAATCCCCTCTTCAAGCATCTTTGGAGACTTCTTCTTCCAAAACAGGAGCTTCTCCC